GGGTCGAGGTTAAGAACCTTACTCTTAGCAGCGTCGGGATTAGCCTTAAGGAACTCCGCCATAACCGACTGCGTCTGATCCTTAACCTGAGCCATAAGGTCAGTGTCAGCAGCATTAACGGCCCGAGCGTAGTTCTGGATAACGTTCTGGAACTCGCCAGCCGCAATAGCGGCTTGAACCTTATCCTTGTCTGCGAGCAGGGCCTCAAGTTCGCCCTGATCGGTGGGAACCTTAGTGATTACCGGCATGTTACGGCCTCCTTGACCAGTGACTTAATGTCTAAAGCGCTAAAATCAAACGCAGTATTAGTAGCAGCATCCGCCACCGGCTTTGCCTCAGTGTCGTCCGACTCAGGGTCGTCTTGCTCTACTCCTACTATACCATCTGCTAGCCCTGCCTGCACAGCCTCTTCATCGCTATACCAGGTCTCAGCGAGCATAGCCTCACGCCACTCTTCCTTAGACTTCCCTGTGCGCTTAGCGTAAACAGCAGCAATGTTATCGGAAGTCTTATCCAGGAGGTCTGCCATCTCCCGCATATCATTAGCATTGCCCATACATAAGCCGCTGCCGTCATGAATCATCATCATAGATTGCGGAGACATAAGCACAGTGTTACCGGCCATAGCGATAAAGGACGCGGCGCTCGCAGCAATACCGTCGATAACTACATCAACGATTGCTGCATGTTGGCGAAGTGCATTCAGAATAGCCAGGCCGTCGAATACATCCCCGCCAGGGGAGTTAATACGAAGAGTGATTCGACCAGCATTCACAGCGTTAAGTTCTGCCACAAAGTCAGCAGCAGTAACACCATAGTAGCCAATCTCATCATAAATGTAGATTTCAGTAACCTCATTGGAGAGGTTCTTAATGTTGTACCAGGTACCTACCTTGCCGGTCTGGCGAAAGTTATACGGCCTGGCTAATGGGGCCTTCATTACTACCTCCTACAGGCACAGGTCGCATTGACATTGGAGGTAAGCCTACAACATTAGCAGCGTCCTCAGGCGCAACACCTGCGGTAACTAATACGCTAAACGCTGTAGTCTTAGAGGTACGTTCTGCATCAATAGCAGTAGCATCGTGCGGGCTAGGGTCATCATAATCGAACTCTAAGCCGTCAGTACCAGGGAACATCGGAAGGAAGTCGTTATTAAGCGCTCCCTTGAAGCGATTAAGGCGAACCTTAACTACTCGCTCAACGAAGGACTTATCTGCAACCAGAGCGTTAGCAAGGTTAACATCGTCGGATTGACCAAGGATGTGCTTGTGGATAAGGAATGCCTCACGAATCATATCGCGGCTAACGCCAGTAAGTTCCGTGAACTGCATATCCTTGTACGAGTAGTTACGCTCTACCCACTTAGCGCCACCCTCCAGGATGCCTACCTTGTGTGCATTAGCGACACCCTTATGTCCTGCGTCCCAGCGTCGCTTAAACCGCCGCCAGTCATCATCATCAAGTTCCTCAGGGAACTCAATAAGACCACCGGGGCCGGCGCCATTAATGAAGAAGTTACGGTTATAATCCAGTGCAGCCTTATGCCCGACAAGCATGGACAGTAGGGACTGCACAGGCCCCATACCCCGGTAAGGGTCATTAGGGTTAGGAATCCTTAACTGGATGACCTCGTTCTTCTCTAATGGAATCTCTTGTCCGTCGGGACTTCTGTAGACATACCCCGTAAGGAAGTCCGTAGTGGACTTAATAGGGAACATCCTATCTGGGCGAACCGGCCAGATTTCCATAGGCCCGAGATTAGGCATTCGAGGGTCCCTATAAAGAACCCACCAACCTTCGCCAGTAAGGTCTACGTGTTGTTCCTCTGACTCTACAAACTCTTGTTGAGAATAGAACGGATTAGGGTTATTCCACACCACTAAAGCAGGGTGGGCAGTAACTTCTACGCGGTCTTCCTTATTTCCGCTAGCACTCTTACGCCACAACCTCCAGTTAGCATTGGAGGTTGCAGTAGAGGTTGCACTAACAATAGCAAACAGCGTAGATACAGCGCCGTACAGATCCAGTTGTCGCTTAGGGTCTTGTCGACCATCTTCCCCGAAACCAAAAGCAGAAGAGATTGCCTGTCCCTCAGATACATAAGGAACAGGGGAACGATTAAGAGGGGCAAATAACGTACTTAGTGACTTCACGTTGTGTCACCTCCACTCAGAGCCTCCAGGATTAGCAGGGTTACCCCGATAGCAGCATATCCTACTAGGTCGTTCCAAGAGAAAAGAGCGAAGTCAATAAAGCCAAACCCCGCTAGGTACAAAATGTTGCGACGGAACTTGACGGCTCGCACCGTAACATAGGCCGCCATGGTAGCGAGCGCGGTAGCCAGGATAACAGGTAGAGGCTTACGTCGCTTCTTGGGCGTAACCTGCACTGTCTGCGTCTTCTCAGCATAGGTCGAGCCGATAACATCTAGGAAGGAAACCTTTGCACCCATGGTCCGCTTCCGCTCCTTATAGGACAGGTCGTCCATAAGTGCAGTCACTACAAACTCCTAAAGTTATATGAACCCTGCTTGTTGAGATCGAGATGTGCAACTACATACCGCGCACAGTCGCAAGCATCATCCTCAACCTTAATAGGCTCTTCCTTAGTCTTATGGTTAGCCCATACGTAACTAGGAATCTCTTGTGCTAAGCCCATAGGCCTAGATTCCCTAGCCAACTCAGGATCTTCCTCAATAAGACAGTCACGCATAATCATAAGCCTAGGCTTACCATTAGCCTGTACCTTAAGTCGGCTCGCTACTGCTTGTAGCCCATCGCCTACTGTCTTCTTAGCAGGCTTGGTCTTTAAGCCTAGGTGCTTCTCTAAGGTAGCCCTATCTTCCGCTGCGTGATCTGTAAGGATTGCACGAGGCTTAGGCTCTGCCCACTTACCGTCTTTAATAACTTGCTCAAGCATTTGCTTAGCGTGATCCTCGACTAAACGCTTAGTGTGGACAAGTTCACGATACAGATACAGGTTACCGTCAGGATCTTCTGCCCACCATTGTGCTACGAACGGGTGAACAAAGCCAAAGTCTACTGCCCAATATCTAGGCCACTCAGGCGGAACCTCAAACTTATCAACCAGGTGGACAGCAGGATCATAATCTGACCAGATAACACCTTCTGCTGCTGCCCACTTACCCTCGAATAAGCGTGAACGCTGTACACCGGTAAGAGTACCCAGCATAGTTAAGTACATATCCCCCTCGGGAGTAATCTCACCTTTCTTATCGAAGAAGGCTGGGTTATCCTTGTGGGTTGAGTAGGCTATACGCAGACCCTTAGTGCCTAGGAGGTAGTGAGTAGGTGGCCCAGGATTAGTCAAGAGGACCATACGGTAGTGCGGATAAGCACTACCCATAGCACCACGTAAGCGAGTCCGAAGCATATCAAAATCTCGTTGAGTAGTTTCAATCGCTTCGTCAATAAGGATGATAGAAACCTCAGAGCCCATGATCTTTTGTGGTTCATCTAGACCACCTACCACTATTCGAGAGCCATTCTTATAGCGGAACCCCGCAGGTGCTGCAAAAGAACCTGAGTAAGATTGCACAATACCTACGTCTAGTGCTTCCTTGGCAACCTTCTCACGGTATGTCGCTAATGTAGTACCTGTAAGAGTACGTGCAACCTTACGGACTATAAGTGCTCGCGTACCTGGATACTTAAGCAACATCATGTGCAGCCAGAAGAGGGTCTGAAAGGTTTTGCCTGTACCTGCCGCCGCACTAATAACTACGCTGTCTTTAGTGCGAAACAGGTCGCGCATAGCCCCGCGTACTTCTACTCTGACCTTAGTAGCGTTTGCCATGTTGGCGCTCGCGGTTACGTTAGGTGTAGGGATATCGCCCTTAAGAGTCTGAGGCGGTTCAGGCTCGGGAGCTAACTTATCCCATATCGCCTTACGCTCCTCAGACTCTTTACGCGCAACGATCTGCTTATAGAGAACTTCCATCTCATTCATTTAAATCAAATTCTGGAAGGTCCTCTAAGCCAGCAATCTCGTAACTCAAGCCGCCGCTGTGCTCAATCTTAGATGCGGAGTCAAGCCCCTTGTACTTAGATTCTCGTTCTTGAATCCTAAGCAACGAATTAATTGCACTAGCATCCCCGGCAGCAGCCTTAGGGATAACTGCCTTAGTAACAAGATTAAGTTGTGCAAGCCTAGTGGCTACAACTTCCTCGTTAGTTGGCTTAGGGATGGAGTTACGTACCTCATTAATAATCTGAGAGATGCGCTGGTAGCTAAGGTTATGTTCCTCGGCAAGATCCATATAGGTTAAACCTAAGCCGATATACTTATCCCAGATATCCTTATCTCGCGCACTGATGCGCCCGTTAGCATCCATTTCTAAACCTCCCTAAACGAGTAAGTGAGCCTTGCCATTTCTAGGCTCTTGCGAAACGTTGAGGTCCCCGCTATGCAGGCTCTCCACCACATAGCAGGGACTACTTCTAGTGTACCTCATTCCTGCTCCGAACA